AAAAGCAAACATCGACTCCTTCGAAATGAAAAAGTTTTTGTCGATAAACTTCACAGCATTTCCTTCAGTTGTGATATCGGAAGATTGTAACAATCTGCTTTGACAACGTACTTGTTGTCAGCATCCAGTTGCCCTTTCTTCATAAACACAGCGTCTTTGAAGAACTGGTCTTTGGAGTATACACCACACCACCAAGCTGTCGTCAAGTCTTTTTTTACTCGCACGAAAGCATAGATGTCACAGTTTTGTTTTGTATTGAAGTTGGCAACACTGTTGCTGTAATGCGGTAGCGGAGCAACAGAGGTTGACTTCGTTTTCACATCAACGCGCTTCTTGTTGACGATCATATCGTAGTCGTAGGTGTTGGTGTGGTCAATGGTTTTGCCGTGCTTCTTGAATACGTACGCTGCCACTTCTTCACCAATAAAGCCAACAAGATTGCCCATACCGAGGGTGATGCTGTTCTTCAGCGTCCCCATCTCTTTGGCTTTCTTCCTAGCTCGACTAATCATGGCATCAGTTATTTCGACCTCAATCATCAGCCATGTCCCTTCGATCCATAAATTCACCAATATAGATCGTCAGGAATGGAACCTTCAACAAGATGCCAACATAGCAGAGCAACACTTCTTTGCCGCTCTTCTCTTCTTCTGCACGATAACAAATTTCTTCGTTGTGCTCAATGTCTAGTCCGATGCCGAGTCGTGGGCGAACAACAATTTCCATCATCTGCCTTTCTTAAATTGCTTATCAATATCAACCAAAGCCACAAGCGGATCTTGCCTGCCAAGCTCTTCTTCGAATGCAACGACGAATTCCTTCGTGATGCCTGATCGCACAATGTCGTCGCGGGTGAATTTGACGAAAGCGGTATCGGTTATCTCGTATCGTAACACAAGTTGCTCAAGGTATGTCAAGCCATCTGTGCCGACGCGAACATCTGTTTGTGTGCCGCTGTTGTCCCCACAGAAAATCATCTGACTGCCTTCACCGATTCGGGTGACAAGCGCTTGCACTTCGGGGACGAAAAGCGACTGCGCCTCGTCGACGATGATGATGGCTCTTTCCCAAGAACGCCCACGAATAGTTTCGAGTGAGCAAATCTCAATCGTCTTTTGTTTCAGATGAATCTCAGTGGTGGCTTTGCCGAGATAGTCTTCGAAGTAGTCGATCATCTGCTGATAGTACGGCATCAGCTTCTCGTCTAGCGTACCCGGCAGGAAGCCAATAGAACGTCCTGCAAGCGGCTGATACGCCCTAATCAATATCACCTTCTTTACGTCCCCGTAATGAAGCTTGCGTGCTGCGTGCCAACACGCCATGATGGTTTTGCCTGTACCGGCGCTGCCTGTTGCAGCTACAAGCGTGCTACGCCTTAGTTCTTCGAGAAGTATTTTTTGTTTTTCGTTACGTGGGGTAAGTGTTGCAAAATCATCACGAACAAACTTTTCTTTTTTGACACGTTCGACAACGGTCTTTTCTGCACGCTTCAATTAAATTTCCTTATAAAAAAGCCGCTGAAGGTTTCCCGACAGCGGCTCTGTTATATCACTGTAATATTACCGGATCGGACAGGCTCCGTTGGCACATTCGCTATCGTCAAGGCCAATATTAGCCTCTTCGACGCGAGTAATCAGTCGCGTAGAAGCAACAAGTTCGTCGTATTGCTCTTGCGTGATTTCCTCAAGCGGTGCCTGCTTGAAACCATGCTCGCTGTGCAGCAGGAACGACAGACTCTTGTGAGAATTCTTGTAATACTTCTTCAGGTATTTGCGAATCTCAGGCAACTCTTCCTTGCGATAATAGACGGTGCAGCTAACGCTATTGTCGCTCCAGTTTTCTTGCAGCCACTTGATTGTCTCCAACTGATCGATGGCAGTCATGTCCTTCGCCAACACCGCATTGTCGGGATGACGGAAGGGGAACGACACTACCACGGTGCTATGGTCTTCGCTGCCGTCAAAGTTCTGCTGATACTCAACGTGATAGCCGTGGTCGCGGCAGACTTGCACCAGAGGGTGATTGCTGCTGATACGGATACGACGAATCATGTGGCGAGCATAGGCAGGGTGGCATCCGGGAGTGACACCGGGCAGCAGCGACAGCGTGCCAGAGGGCTTCACAGTCGTCAGCTTCACCGACTCAGGGAACCCGTTAGCCTCGCTGTATTGCTTGTCAAAGGCACGCAGTTCGTCATAGGCGCGACGCAGCCATCCCTTTTGTTCGTCGGTGCATTGCAGCACGCCAGTGACGCCAATACCCATCCGCATGTTGGCATGCACGATGTCTTCCGTCGCCTTCAGGTGGCACGGCAGAGCAAGCGAATGCTTGTTGATGCGATAGAGCAGCTTCGCTACGTCAACAAACTCTTCGTACGAAGTGATGTTGGGCAGGAAGATTTCAGCAAGACAGCACGTTTCCTTGTCGGCAAGGCTCTGTTCGGCACAGGGGTTGTAGCCCTGCACCTTCGGATCGGGGTAGCGGGTGTCACCGAGCAGACCAATCTTGCGCGACAGCTTCAGATTGATCAAACCATACGGCTCGCCCTTGCCTTCATAGCCGTCCCAGAAAAACTCGTGAAGGTCGGTCACGTCGTTGCAGACCACGCTGTTGTTCGACATAGCACGCCACGAAGGAATGTTGCCCATGTCCCAACGCTTAGCCAACAGATATTCGACATCATCAGGATCACCGATGGCAATCTGTGCTGAGCGACGAACATTACCGGCAACCACAACTGCGCCAATAATATTCATCATGTCGAGTGCGTCAACGGGACGAATCTTCTTACCGGCACGCTTCTCCAACACCTTGCTGATCTCGTTGATGCCCCACACCAGATCTTCAGGCCCACTGGCAGTGCCGCCAAAGCCTTTGATAGGAGCGCCCTTAGAGCGAATTAGCTGCGTGGAGTAGGTGAAGGTCTGCTTGCCGCTCTTGTGGGCAAGGAAGGCGGCTTTAAGGGTCTTGCCGAGCAGGGCAACCCAACCTTCGCGGCTGTCGGGGACGATGAAGTCAGCATCAGCCGTATCAACACGGGTGGGCGTTTTAAAGTCTTCGTTGACCGGGGGCAGCTTGTCCACATTCTCGCGCTGAATGTTGTAGCCAACGCCGCTTCCGAGCATCAACAGATCCATAGCCCACGTAAACGGCTCTACGGGCTTGTCAACGACGGTGAAGGCGCAGTTTTGCAGCGACGACAGACCGAGTCGACCAACGGTGTCAGTGCCGAGTTGCCACAGGAAGCGACCTGCTACGGTGCCTTTGAGTTGCAGCATGTAGCGACGCAGACGGGCTTGTTCGTCCTCGTTGAAGTTGCAACCGAGTTGATTATTCGAAGCGTTGATGACACGATTGACAATATCGTCCCACTCTTCGGTGGGACTATTTGGGTTATTCTCAACAATACGACGGGCGTATGTACGCTTCGCAGTAATGTATCCCAAAGTAGACCACGGAGTCACGATGTTTTTCTTCGCTTGGTTGGTATTGTCCATGTTTCAAAATATCCTTTTTCTCTAATGTTTGTTAATCCAGTTTTCAGCAAAACTTTTGCTTCGTTTGGTAAGTCGCCAAGAATGAAGTTACACTTCTCACAACAGGGGACAACATTGTCTTTACTATGTCCTTTACTGCTGTCCTTGCGATCTAATCCGTGACTTTTTTCCACACCACAATAAACACATGACTGCATCATCAACATAACAGCGCTGTTTCGGTCAATAGTCTCGCATGGAGAACCAAACCTAGTCAAGTCACCGTGTCGATATGCTTTATATTTGAATGCCAGCTTATTTGAATAGTAGTATTCTTTCAAATACTGCTTATCTGTTACTCTACCAGACAAGACCTCTTTGTCATACTTGCAAGAATAACAGTGAGGTCGATAATAAAGCGATCCAGATCGTCTAGTTTGGGCGGGAAAATCTGATACCGGCTTAGTTTTCTCGCATGTGGCACATTGCTTCTGTTCCATGACACCTCCGTTGTGTCTTCCCGTTATGCGTGTGTTCGCTTGAAATGTCAATATCCATTATATTTTCCTTTGTTAGAGACAACAACGCCGACGCATTGGTCGGCGCTGAGGGGATGCTGTTATATCAAAAATCAAGACTCGTTTTCGGTATCAACAAGCTCAACGGGTAGATTGTTTGGATTACCTTTATAGTCTACAAAGTTCTTAATATCATATCCGTAGACACCACTAAGAAAATCTAGAAAGTGAGTAACTACTTCACTCCATTGTTCTGCATCATCAACACGAAACGTCGCATTGAACGAACGGTCTTCTTCGTCGTACGAAAACCTATACGTTGCACGATCATCGTCATCCGTCCAAATTTTATTCATCGATTATCTCCGCTTCCACCAATTACGCCGCGCTGTTTGCGGCTTTCCAACTTCTCAATATTCATTTCTGCAACACGTGACAACGGGATGCCATAGAAGAAAGCAAGCGTTGCCACAAACCACAGAACGTCACCGAGTTCTTTTGTCATCGCAGCCGTGTCGAGGTCTTTGCCGTCACGAAGACTCTTGGCAAAGAGGCTTTGAAGCTCACCGACTTCGCCGCCCATACCCGGCACCAGATACTGCGTCGTGCGTGCTGACGGTAGCGCTGTACCCCACGCACTCAACTGATAGTCATCGAAGTTCAATAGTAGCCTCCATCACATTAGGGAAGTGTTTCCAAAGCTCTTCAGCACACAGCAATGCTACGTCGCGATGTTCTTTCTGCGTCTCAACGCCGGTACGAATGTCCACGTAATGCAGCCAACTACGCAGCGTGCCGTTCATGTACATCTTACTCGTGGTCAAGCCTTCTGGCAACACCTTGCGAGCGACTTCTTTCGCGATGCCGTTGTTGAGTGCATTCTCGTAAGCAGTCTTCGCTGCCTTGATCACGTCGTGTTGCTGTTCGTTCCAGAAACGAAGAAGCTCACGATCTTCAACAGGCAAGCTGTTCTGACGATTCTTCTCGTCTTGTAGCCGAGCATCTGAGAATTCGTAACCGTCAGCAACAGCGTATCGCTGACTAAATTCTTGGAAGCTGAAACTACGATGACGCAAGATCTGTCGGGCAATGTCGCGAGTGCATTCAATTTCCATGCAGACGTTCACCATTTCGAAAGGCGACCAGTGCTTATGCTTGATCAGATATTTGATAAGCGGCACATACTTTTCGTTGGCTTGATTCGCAGGATTGGACACTCGCGCCATATACGCGATCATCCGCTCTGCGTCAGGCGTTGTCCAAACTGTCGTTACTTTCATTGGGTTCCTTAACTTGAAGTTTCTTACCCTCTTCGATGCCGCGCTTGAGAGCTTCAATGATTGCCCAACGCATCAGTGCTTGACGCTCGTCGTCTGTCATGTCGAAGGTATAGTCAGCACTACCGTCTTCATTTTCACGAATCAGTTTAACTTCCATGATTTATTTCTCTTCGTCATCAAAATTAAACTCAATCTGTTCCAACTCTTCATCATCATTATCTCGCTGATCAGCAAGATCATTAAAAAACTCAGTAGCGAAAGCTTTATATTCGTTTGGCGCACTAAAATATTCAATTACAGTGAGCAGTGCGGGGATGATCTTGACATTATGATCAAGGTCTTCAGGATGGCACAACCACTTAGATTCTCTAAGGCAGGTGTATATACTATTCTTTAGATGTTCAAGAAGCAGTTTATCCAAAGTTTCTTCGTCAAGATTTACTGATGGCATTTTTACGTTCCTTTCTTTCGGTGTCAGTCTTTGTCTTATGGCATTGCTTGCACAACACCTGAAGACCCTCTGCCTCTACGAACATGCGATCAACATAGTCGTCCCACGTTGTGAAGCCTTTCATTGTATCCACTACAGGATCGATGTGATCAACAACCACGTCAGCAGCAGGGAAATTTGCCTTACATTCGTTGCATTTGTAATGCTGAGCAAGCTTGCCCGTCTTCGCATTCACAGTTTTGCCAACCAGTGCTGCCTTCAACACTGACCATTTGACAGGCCACCGTCGAGAAGCAGCACGCAATGCACTGATAACAAAGCTGCGAAAGCGTGCCTCTGTCCATTGTCCTCCGTTGCGAGACTTAGAAGGGCGGCTCGTCATTCAGAGTAGTTTCAAGAATAAACATCAAGCTGCACATGGCATGTGCAAGATGATGTAGTCCCGATTCGGGATCTCGCATTTCTCCTCGACGAAACGCCCAAATGTGGCGCTGTGCCGCATCGAAGTAGCGATTCTCAAGATCGGGAACATTCTTCCAATTATCAACGCTATACTTCTTTGCGCCATATGTCAGCACCTTCACCATCTCTTCGAGAGAATCCGGCTTCAGCAATCCGTAGCGGGGTTTGTCGCTATCATATTTGCGCCCAATACTCTCTTTAACCGGATCGCCGTCATAGACTGTAGTGCGTCTAGTTTCTGGATCTATTTCTTCCGGCGCGTCTGACGTGATGCCTTTTTCTTTGAAGTAGTCATTAAGCGTTTTTGCGGTGGAAGCCACAGTTCGTTTTCCTTTCTTCGTAGATAGAGAAGCTGTGCGTTTTCGATAACGCGAGCTTCATTGTCGAATGCTTTGACACAGGCGTCAAACATCTCTTGTTCGGTGTTGCAGTCTTGCAACAAGGCTTCAGCACGCTTCGGGCCTATGCCATAAACACCGAGTACATTATCTGCTGCGTCGCCCATCAATATCTGCATGTACAGAAACCGCATTCCCTCTTCTGGCGTGACAAAGAAATGCTCACGCTTGACGAAGTTGTAATGATGTCCCGGTACTTGTCGAAAGTCTTTGTCGACGCTGATCATGACGCACTTGTCACCAAGCGTTGTTGCTTCAATGGCAATGGCATCGTCAGCTTCTTGACCTTCAGCAATGACAGCACTCCACTTCGCGACCAGATGATCGCGTACAGCAGGAAGATGCTCTGGCTTAGGCGTAGTACGATTTCCTTTGTAGGGAACAGTGGTTGATATGTCCTTACGAAAGTTGTTACTGCCTGTCAGATACAGTTGCCACTTGTCGTAATACCGATCATCGATATCACAATAGAGTAAAGCGTCAGTGACGATGCTGTCCACGGTGAACAGCGCAGCACTGACGCTTTCTTCTTTACAAGCAGCCGCTGCTCTGAATGCCATTACGTCGGCGTCGAGCAGCGCTTTCATTACAACACTTCGTCGTCGTCCAAGTTGGCGCTGTTGCCGCCACCGTACTCAATCAACTCAGTGATGACAAGCTTGCGAAGGGACGGAGACACGCCCTTCTTGTTCTTGTACTTCCACTCGTAAGGATTGATGACAGCCTTTGCCTTGCTGCCATTGCCCACCTTCACACCGACGATCTCGTCGCCGTCAGCATCGAATGCCTTGATGGGGTTTGCCGACTTGCAGGTGATGAATCGACCCTGCCCTTCCTTCTCTGCCACGGCAATGCCGAGTTCTTCCAACGCCAGTACAGCAGCGTCAGAGAGGTTGCACAGGTTCACCTGATACTTACCCGACATCTCATTGACTTTGTCGAGTTGTGCCCACATTACGTCGGCTTTGAGTTTTACAGTTTGCGTTTCCGCCATGATGATTTCCTTTCAGGGTTGCCGCACAATTGACCACGGTGCAGCTTCGTGGTGAAGGACACATTATAGATATGTCACTTCGGTTTGGTCAACACCTTCGTTCTCGGTGTTGTTTATTAGCAACTTCTTTGCTGCGTCTACGTAGTAGCTGTAGTCAATGTCGTTACTAAAATCTTCCATGTTGTTGCAGGTCTTCAACAGATAGTCTGTATCGATACCGATCCGTCGAGCGTCACCGTCCGGTGTCAGCGCAGGCATTATCTTGATGAGCTTGCCCCCGTTGATGCTTGCGTAGTAGCGACAGATATTCTGCTGCTGCACTTCGCTGCCATCTTCCTGCACCAACACAAGGCGACTGCTGCGAGGCACCTTCGTTCGCATCATGAAGTCGTGAGTGCGATGGGCATTGGCACGAATGTAATATTCGATATCAGTTCCGTCAAGCATGTGGGCTTCGGCAGCTTTGGGGATGATGAGTCCACCCTGATCCTGATGCCACCCGAGTCCTTCATACTGATACGCGCCTTTGCGTTTCGTCTTGCCGTTGGTGTAGACAGCGATGTAGTTGTTGACGTCGCGAATAAACATCTTTGAATACTCTGCAAACTCCAACTCAAGCCCAACGTTCTCCTGCCATTGCTTGCACGCAGTGTCGTACCACCGACGATATTTCTTCGGGAACTTCACCGTGATGCCATCAGTGTTGACCTGAATAATCTGCATGCCACGAATCTTGAGCAACTGCTCAGCCAGATAGCACAGGCTAAGCTGACCGTTGATGGTGATGCTCATCGTATACTGCGGGTCGTAGAAGGGACTGTACTGGTTGTTGCTGTCACCATACACACCGTTCAGGGCAAGCTTCAACATGGCATTCTCAGCCGTGCCTTTAGCGTAGCTCTTGCGCTGATTGTAGACATCCTCGTAGATGTCACAGAACTTCTCAGACAGATGCTTCGGGTAGACACGATTGGCAATAGCGATGTTGGGATACATCGATGATACATCAGCGTCAACGATGATGTTGTCATCGTCAGCTTCGACGATGGTGTTCTCCAAGCTGCCGTGGATGCCACCAGTGCCGAAGTCGAAACGGAAATCATCAACGATGACGTTGAGGTTGTCAGCTTCTTTCCAACACATCCAATGGCTGTATTGAGCTTCGCCTTTCTTCTTCGCCTTCAACTCCACCTTCTCCACCCATCCGAGCGGATGCTGTTGCTTGAAGTCGTCAATGTCTTCGAACGATGGCACTCGTGGAAACTTCTTGCGCTTCGTGTAAAGCTGCGCGTATTGCGCCACGTCACCGAGATCGGACTCGTCAATCTCAGAGAAGACGCCTTTTGTTTCGCTGATCTTTTGCTTTGCAAACCAATCGAACACAGCCTGAAACTCAGGGCGATGAAAGTCGTAATAGTCAAAGAGACATTCCTTGACGTTGATACTC